AATGATCCAACACCTGCTTGGTTTGCTGTATTACAAACCGCAATGTGTCCTGCTGCTTTGTCGTCTGAACAAACAACATACAATATTCCAGTCTTTATAACTGAAGCACTGGTAACAGCAGATGTGGCATTTGCACTAGACAATTCACCATAGTCTGTAACTAATGATAATGGTTGTGATGCACTCATTCTTCTGTTTCCGTTGTAGGTTCTTGTTCAACTTCAGCGTTAGCTTCAGGTTGCTCTACCTCATCTTCTGGTTTATCACCAAAGATACCAGCAGCAACATCAGGAGTAATTTTATCAACCATGTCGGCAGACTTAGCATACGCTAAAGACTTTATAGCATCTTGGATCTCCGATGCAGGAGCATCCGCTATAATCATATCGACTAGTTCAGTTGAATCCATAATCAGTAAAAACGCTTGTATTTATTTATATCTTGGCTTTCTTGATGTTTATTTCAGGTGCTTCTGTACGTCCACCATTTTTAGAATCGTCAAGACTACCATCTTTAGGTGACTTTCCTAGATTGTTTTTACTAGTCTTACTTTTACTTTTGCTACCATTACCATTTGCAGGTGGCATTTCTGCTTCTATACCTGCCTGTAGCATCATATTCTGTTGCTCTAATGGAAGACCTACACCCATCGCATTCTCTTCTTCCATCTCTAATGTCATCTCTTCAATCTCTTCATCAGTCTGACGTAAGACTTTACGCTTGACATAATCTCTTGAATAGTATGTACCGATGTATGGTTCGATAGCAACCATGATGTTTAGACGTTCAGTCATCAACTCATGATCTTTTAGTTCTGCGAAATGATTGTCATACACATAGTCAAACTGTATGTGCTCACGCATCTTAGCCCAATCTTCTGGGGTAACGATGTTCTTTAGAACCAACTGTGTCTTGAGTAAGTCAAGGAATAAACCACTGAATCTCTTACGTAGTCTACCTACAAACTTACTAAACATAAGTTCGTCACGTAAAATTTCAGATGATCTACCTAGATTGAAACCACCAGTGTCTCCAATACGAGACTCAGGAACGTTCAATGAACGATACAGTTTCTTCTGGAAATATTCAATGTCTGCTAATTCACCTAAGTTCTGTCCACCAGGTAATGTAGAAATCTCTGTTCCTCTACCACCCTCTCTACGTGGTAACCAGAAATCTTCAAGCATAGACATGAACTTCTTGTCATCCTTGATCTCACCAGTGTTAGCATCATATACTAACTTGTTTCTATAGCGAGACATTACATCACGGAGGTATTGCTCTGCTTTTACCTTAGGTAAATTACCAACATCAATATAGAATATTCTTCTTTCAGGTGCTCTTGATAATCGGTAGATGACAAGAGAGTCCTCAATCATTCTCAATTGGTTGAGACCTTTGATTGCTTTATGTAAGTATGATAACGTTAGTTTTTTATTTCTATCTACTAACCCAGAGTGTACATGACAAATAGAATCTTTAGCAATTCTTATACCCTTACCAGCAACAGAACCAAATCTCTGTGCCATTCCTTGTGGATAATACGTGTAAAATTCTATTACTTTAGCATCTTTGTTTATAGTTGTCTCACCTGCGTAAGGTAAAACTGGAATACCTTCAGCACCCTTAGCACCTTTCTCATTCTTAGGTTGAACTCTCATTAATTTTATTTTGAGAGCATCAATAAATCTTAGTTCCTGAATACCTTCATCAGGTTTTTTTGTATCAATAACTTTATGATAATGAAGTCTACCATCTACATACCAGTTACGAAATATCTCATGAGATTTACTATCAAAATCAAGTAAATCTTTTACACCTTTAAATTCTTCTCTTATTACTTTTTTTAGAGTATCACTAACACTTAGGTTATCTAAGTTTATCTCAACTGGAGAATCATTTTGATCAGATACTATTGCCTCATTGACAACGTGTTCAATAGCAGTATCACACTCAGGGTGTAATGCCATGTCACGATATCTTTTTATAATATCAAACTCTGTTCGGAATACGCCCTCAATATCTACATATTGACCATAAAAACCTGTAGACAGATAATAGTCAGCCCCATCCTCATTGTTTTGAGGAACAGGACTGACTACGCCTTTAGATTTCTTGGACTCATCTTCTATAGAGAATCCAAAGAGTTTTGCCATAATATCAGTTTACCTTGTTATACCGTATTTATTATACTACAGAATCGTTACTTCTGCCATCATATGCTTCCCACCACTGGACTTGGAGGGTAACTTGGAATTCTTCTACAGTGTCTTGAGTATCATAGTTCAACTCAATACCACTAACTGCACTTGGCCAGCATCCCTTCATACTGTATCTTCTCAGTACAGGAAGAGTAGCACCACTTTGCTCTCCACGAGTGTTGAGATCTGTAGATGCACGACCTAATTGGTTTACAGTCCAATCAGTAAAGTATTCTGAAGGATTGATAGTTCCAGATCCATCGGACACTTTGATTATAAAGTTTGCCCAACGCTCAAATGCTTCTCTTAGTTTAAAGTCACCGTCGTTGATAACTGTAATTGTCCAAGGATCAAATCTTCTGTCACCTGCTACCTTTAGTTGTCTTCCTCTAAAAGGAACAACAACTTCGGCAATATTTGATGCAGGTAACTGAGCACCTTTGATCATCATCCTATGTGTGTCATCTTTGATCTCATCGTCAAAGATTCCTAATCCATCAGGGAAGTTTAATTCCACCTCAAAGAGGTTAGGACGAGCACCACCCTGAGCCAGTCTGGTCTTGAACGAATCAATAGACCTTGTGTTATTGAGGACTGAAAAAATGTTCTTGTCTAATGCCATGATTGTGGGGGTCTCCTATTACACAGTTCCTACAACTTCACTGAAGGATACTCCAGTGCGTGTAGCTACGAATGTTAGTCCGATGAAGTTAATCGAACGTGCTGGTTTGATGTAAACATCTGCAATAAATTCATTGCGGTCAATAACATCAGCAGTGTTATTGCTTTCGTCACATATGAGTAGGAAGTCTTGAATTCCTCTCTTTGCTTGTACATCCCTTAGGAATGGTTCAACAACGTTGACGAAGTTAGACCTCGTACCAGCGTCGTTGAGTTCAAAGAGTGCTGCTTTAGCAGCATTCTCAACTGCTTTTTCTACAACAATAAAGAGTCTTCTTACGTTGATTCTATCAAATGCACTTTCAAATGATAGTGCAGTCTTATCTCCGAAGAGGATAATACCAGATCCAGGTTGAGAGATAATTGGATTGATTCTATTTGCATAGAGTCTATCTCTAGCATCCTGACCAGGATTGAACGCAAGTTTTACAGGGAAGTTCAAACCACCTCTTGCTGTACCAGCAGGTGAGAACCATGGGAACTGATCCCTGTCTGTTCTAACCATCAATCCAGCGATATCACTAGATGAAGGCATATAAACAAACTTTTTATTGAATCTATCGTATACGTACTGATAACCCGAATCAAATACTGCGTAAGATGATGAGGTTATAGGTGAGAAGAATGCTAGAACATTATCTAACTGATCTGTAGCACTAGCAACGTTTACTGTTGCATTTCTATTAGGCGATATAACAGCAACTGTATCCTTCCTGCCCTCGGCAATCTGGATCATTTTGTTTGCTTTTGCTTGCTCCTCTTCCTTAGTCTTATGTGCAGAACCTTGTAGTAGGAATCTAATATCACTATCTACAGGATCAGCAAACTTATCATATCCTGTTAGGATGTCACCTAATGGTGCATCAAACAATCCTACACCTGTATAGTCTTTACCACCTACTAGTGGGTATCCTACGTTTCCTAATGAGGCAAACTTAATGTTCTTTGCGTTTTGACCCCATGCTCCAGCATTATCAGTTACAGGAACAAATCCACTACTGAATCCAGACGCTAATGGTTCTGTACCATGATGAGTATCTGTTCCATTTACAGGTGATACACCAGCAAAAATAAATTCAGAGTTATCTGCTAAGAAATCTTTATAATAGATTGATCTACCACCAGATTGTGTGGTGTCTTTTCCTTTAGATAAGTTAGGGAATTTTTCAAGAACTGATCCTACATCACCAGTAACACCACCACCTGCATCTACAAGTACAACGTGGATAGCATCATTTGCTCCGTCTCGTTTCGTAACAAAATCATTTGTTTTTGGTTTGTTCAGCACTGCCTTCCAAGGAAGTGTGACAATATCAGAACCACCGTCTGCAACGCTTGTCAGAATATTTTGTGCTGTATACCAATCACTTATAGTACCAGAAGCAGGTGTAAACCTACTGTTTATATTTGACGAACTAGACGAGTTGATACCAACCAGATTACCTGTTCCAGTTTTGAACTCAAGTTGTGAACCTTCTTGATAATCTACGAGAGTTTCTGTGCCAGCAACAACTTTACTTACTACTCGAACATCTACAGTACCTGATCCAATGCTAGAGATGATACCTTTCAGCATACCAGTTGCAGCAGCAGTAGTACCAACACCAACCGTAACACCAGTCAAGGATTGTGTAACACCATATCCAACAAATATGTTGGTAGTTGTAACACCAGTAAATGTTTGATCTGCAGCGTTATCTATAACTGCAACTCTTATATTCTCTGCCCAGTGACCTGGATTTTTAGCAGAAAAATACCAAGTAGTATCATCCGCTTGATTATTGATGTAATCTTCGTAACCATCTACTCGAAGATTATTTAATGATGCTTGACCTGATGCAGCGTTTGCTGTGTTTAGATCTCCACCACCTACACGAACAACATCCAACTTACCGCCATACGATAAGAAATTGGATGCTCCATACCAACACTCATAATGGAAGTCAGTTGTTCCTACACCTGGTTCCCCAAATGTATCAACTAACTCTTTTTCATTATTAATTCTAGTTATTTCATTGACAGGCCCTTTACGGAAAGGAGCAGCAATACCACCAACGACGTTGAGTGTAAAGTCTACGCCACCCCTAGTGAGGTCAACCTCTCTTACTGAAATACCTGGAGA